AGCACAGGCTAAAGCTAAGGCAGTTGTAGCTGAGAAAGTTGCAGCAGGTGAAGTCGCATGGGAAAAGTCTATGGCAGACTCAACAGATGGAAGTTGGAAAGACGAATTTGCCTTGACAGTTTTACTTTTACCTGCTATACTAGTATTTATACCTAGCATGACAGAATATGTGAGAACAGGCTTTGAGGTATTGAATACACTACCTGAGTGGTATCAGTATCTTTTGTTTATAGCAATCAGTGCATCCTTCGGTATTAAAGGTGCAGGTCAAGCTATGAAAATTATGGGGAAGAAATGAACTTAATAAAACTACAAGATGAATTAGCAGAAGATGAAGGCATAAAGTTTGAAATATATAGATGTTCACTTGGGCATTTAACAGGAGGTATAGGACACCTTATTACTGAATGGGATGAAGAGTTCTATGATAAACCTGTAGGAACTAAAATACCACATGACCAAGTAAATGATTGGTTTGAGAGAGACATTAAAACAACTATAAAGGATTGTAACTTACTGTTCTCTCAATTTGATAATCTACCTGAAGAGATACAACATGTATTAGCCAATATGTGTTTTCAATTAGGTAGACCGAGACTGTCTAAATTTAAGAACATGATTGCTGCCGTAGAAGATTTAGATTGGGAAAGAATGGCAGACGAGATGGAAGATAGTAATTGGTACAAACAAACTCCTAACAGAGCCGATAGATTAATTACTCGTGTTGATAGGCAGTTTGCTAGAGAAAGTATTGCATAATGGGTAGAGAACTAACTGAAAGACAACAAAAGTTTCTAGCTGTTTTATTTGATGAAGCAGGTGGAGATGTAGTACAAGCTAAAAAACTAGCAGGATATTCAGATAACTCTAATACATCTGAAGTAGTAAAGTCTATGAAAGATGAAATCATGGAAGCTACTCAACTGTATATGAGTAGAAACGCACCTAAAGCTGCAATGGCTATGGTGGGTGGTTTGTATGACCCTACTGAGTTAGGTATTAGAGATAAGATGTCTGCAGCGAAAGAACTGTTAGATAGAACAGGCTTAGTGAAAACTGAGAAGATGCAAGTAGAAGCAACAGGAGGTGTTGTATTAATGCCACCTAAACAAGTAACACAGGAAGAAGATGACAGCTAGGTCTATAGGTAGTTGGAAGTTACCACAGCCAACAGACTTAAAGGAAGAAACAGAGTGGATACAAATACCACGTATAGCAAGAACTGTTCCTTTTGGTTATAAGTTAAATGAAAATGATTCATACTTATTAGACCCTATACCAAATGAGCTAGATAAACTAGAGATGGCTCGTAAATATGTAAATCAATATTCTTACCGTGAAGTAGCTAATTGGTTAAGTAAACAAACAGATAGATACATCTCACACGTAGGTTTAAGAAAAAGATTGGATAATGAGCAACATCGTAAAAACAAAGCTAGAAGCTTACGCAAGTGGGCAGAGTATGCAGAAAAGGCAATCACCAAAGCGAAAGAAATCGAAGAAGCAAGAACAGGTGCAAGCCAACAAAAAGAAGCAACAGGTAGTAAAGCCTAGCATACAAGTTACAGAAAAGATTGAGTCATTAGAAGAAGCACATAATGTAATCTTTAAACCTAATGAAGGTCCTCAAACAGACTTTCTTGCAGCAGGTGAACGAGAAGTTTTATATGGTGGTTCAGCAGGTGGTGGTAAATCATATGCTATGTTAGCAGACCCACTACGTTATATGGGTCATCCATCATTTAGTGGATTGTTATTACGACACACGACAGAAGAATTAAGAGAACTTATATTTAAATCTCAAGAGATATATCCTAAAGTATATCCGGGGATTAAATGGTCAGAAAGAAAGATGCAATGGGTTGCACCATCCGGTGCAAGGTTATGGATGTCTTACCTAGATAGAGATGATGATGTACTTCGTTATCAAGGTTTGGCATTTAGTTGGATAGGGTTTGACGAATTAACACAATGGTCTACTCCGTATGCTTGGAATTACATGAGGTCACGACTTCGTTCTACTGCACCTGATTTGCCTATCTATATGAGGGCAACTACTAACCCGGGTGGAAGAGGTCATCACTGGGTAAAGAAAATGTTTATTGACCCATCACCTTATGGAAGACCCTACGATGCAACCGACATTGAAACAGGAGAAGCACTCAAGTATCCGGCAGGACATGCTAAGGCTGGAAAACCATTATTTAAAAGGAGATTTATCCCTGCACGATTATCAGACAATCCTTATCTTGCAGAGCAAGGGGATTACGAAGCCATGCTCTTATCATTACCTGAACAACAACGAAGGCAATTATTGGATGGCGATTGGGATATTAAGGAAGGTGCTGCTTTTACTGAGTTTGATAGGAGCATCCATACTGTTGAGCCTTTTCGTATACCTAGTAATTGGGTTAAGTTTAGAGCTTGCGATTACGGTTACGGTAGTAAGTCTGGTGTTGTTTGGTTTGCTGTATCGCCATCTGAACAACTTATTGTCTACAGAGAACTTTACGTTAGCAAAGTCCTTGCCACAGATTTGGCAGATATGATATTAGAAGCAGAGTCAGGTGATGGAAATATTAAGTACGGTGTGTTGGATAGTAGCCTTTGGCATAAACGTGGTGATACTGGTCCATCTCTTGCAGAACAGATGATTATGAGAGGGTGTCGTTGGAGACCTTCAGATAGAAGTAAAGGTAGTCGTGTATCAGGAAAGAATGAAATACATAGAAGATTACAGGTAGATGAGTTTACAGAAGAACCTAGATTAGTATTTTTTAATACTTGTACTAATATAACAGCACAGTTACCTGCATTACCTATTGATAAAAAGAACCCTGAAGATATTGACACACATTCAGAAGACCACTTGTACGATGCTTTACGATATGGTATAATGTCACGACCAAGATTTAGTATATTTGATTATGACCCTATGGGTGGTCCTAAGAGAAGTATGCCAATAGCAGACACTACATTTGGATATTAAAGGAAAACAATATGGCTGAAGAAGAAATTATAATGGAAGACAAGGCAATAGCATTAGAAGATACTGAAGAAAGTACAGTTGATGATATTCAAGTAAGTAGTATGGTTGACTTTGTATCTGAAAAATATCAAAGGTCAGAAGATTATAGAAGCAATGATGAAGAAAGATGGCTAAGAGCTTATAGAAACTATAGAGGTTTATATGGTTCTGACGTACAATTTACAGAAGCTGAAAAGTCACGTGTGTTTATTAAAGTTACCAAAACAAAAACACTTGCTGCTTATGGTCAAATAGCTGACGTTTTATTTGCAGGTGGTAAATTTCCTATAAGTATAGAACCTACTGAATTACCTGATGGTGTAGTAGGTGATGTTAGCTTTGACCCTAAAGAACCTGAACAGCTTAGAGACAACCCTGCCCTAGGTAGCCCATATGGCTTTACTGGTGATGGTAAAGAGTTACCAGCAGGTGCTACTGCCCAAACACTAGAAGACAAGCTAGGACCTCTCACAGAGAAGCTACAAGACATAGATAATTTAAGAGAAGGTGTAGGACAGACTCCTTCATCAGTTACATTTAGTCCTGCTATGGTAGCTGCAAAACAAATGCAGAAGAAAATACATGACCAACTAGAAGAGTCTAGTGCATCTAAACATCTAAGAAGCACAGCATTTGAGATGGCATTGTTTGGTACAGGTGTAATGAAAGGACCTTTTGCCGCAGATAAAGAGTATCCTAATTGGGATGACGAAGGTGAATATAATCCTATCTTTAAAACTGTACCTCAATTAAATCACGTATCTGTATGGAACTTCTTTCCTGACCCTGATGCTGCCAATATGGATGAAGCACAGTATGTAATTGAAAGACACAAGATGTCAAGAACACAGTTACGTGGATTAAAGAAGAGACCTTTCTTTAGAGGTGCTGTTATAGATGAAGCTATTGCAGCAGGTGAAAACTATGTAAGAAAATATTGGGAAGATGATTTATCTGACTACTCTCCTGATAGTGGTATAGATAGATTTGAAGTACTAGAATATTGGGGTATGTGTGATACCGAGTTATTAATTGACAATGAGATTGATATACCTAAAGAATTAAAGGAATATGATGAGCTTCAAGCAAACATATGGATTTGTAATGGTAAATTGCTACGTATGGTACTTAACCCATTTAAACCAGCAAAGATACCTTATATGGCTGCACCATATGAATTAAACCCTTATTCATTTTTTGGTGTAGGTATAGCAGAGAACATGGATGATACACAAACACTTATGAATGGCTTTATGAGAATGTCTGTAGATAATGCAGTGTTATCAGGCAACTTACTTATAGAGGTAGATGAAACTAACTTAGTTCCGGGGCAGGACTTATCTGTATATCCGGGTAAAGTGTTTAGAAGACAAGGTGGTGCTCCGGGTCAAGCTATCTTTGGTACGAAGTTTCCAAATGTTTCACAGGAAAACTTACAGTTATTTGATAAGGCTAGACAGCTTGCAGATGAAAGCACAGGCTTGCCTTCATTCTCTCATGGACAAACAGGAGTATCAGGAGTAGGTAGAACTGCATCAGGTATATCTATGTTAATGAATGCCGCAAGTGGCAGTATTAAAACAGTTATTAAGAACGTAGATGATTATTTACTTAAACCTTTAGGTGAAGGTTTCTTTAGATTTAATATGCAGTTTGATTTTGATAAGAGTATCAAAGGAGACTTAGAAGTAAAAGCTCGTGGAACTGAAAGCTTGATGGCTAATGAAGTAAGGTCACAAAGACTAATGCAGTTCTTACAAGTTGCAAGTAGCCAACCTCTTGCACCTTTTGCTAAGTTTCAGTATATCATTAGAGAGATTGCAACCTCAATGGGTCTTGACCCTGATAAGGTTACAAATAATATGGATGAAGCAGCATTGCAAGCTGAGATTATGAAAGGTATGCAAGCTGAACAACCACAAGGACAACAACCCCCAGCAGGAGCTAACCCATTAGACCCTACAGGAGCAGGTGGTGGTACAATAGGTACAGGAATAGCACCAACTCCGGGAGAACAAGGATTTACAGGAACACCTCAAAATGGACAACAGCAACAACAACCACAACCAAGTAATCAGCCAACTGAAGCCGTTGGTGAACAACCTCAAGCTCCTGAACAGCTTCAATGATTATATAGATATACTAGTTACGAAGCAACACAAGATACTAGAGCAGACTGATAATGTAGTTATGCTTCACCGAGCACAAGGAGCAATAGCTACGCTTAACAGATTAAAGTTATTAAGGGATGAAATAAATGGCAAATAAGACAAAGGACAAAGATATACAAAAAGATGAGCAATCTAAAGTTGGAGTCAAAGATTCTGACTTAACTCAACTTTCTAGAAATGACCTTATGACTGAACTATATCGTAGGGGTCGTACACCTGAAGATGTAATGACAGGGAGAAATCTTACAGGTCCTGAGATTGAAGCAGTAGCTACTTTAAATGAACTTAATAAAGGTGGTATGCCTAAACAAATGGAAATGTTTGATAACGGTGGTCTCAAAGATGAAGGTGGTATGATTGATGAAGTATCAGGCAATGATGTACCTACAGGTTCTACACGAGAAGAAGTAAGAGATGACATACCTGCACAGTTAAGTGAAGGTGAATTTGTCTTACCTGCTGATGTAGTTCGCTTTCATGGTTTAGAAAAGATAATGGAATTACGTGATGAAGCTAAGGCAGGTCTAGCTAAAATGGAAGCTATGGGTCAGATGGGTAATAGTGAAGAAGCTACACTTCCTGATGAAATTCCTTTTAGTTTAGAAGACTTAGACATGGAAGATGAAGACCAACCACAAGAAATGGCTGAAGGTGGCTACGTAATGGTAGCAGGTAAGCCTATGCCTATATCTATGATAGGTGGGCAGTTACCCCCAATAACAACAAAACCAATGACTGAAACTAAAAATATGGCAGTAGGTGGTTTTACTAATCCTACAGGTACATATCAAGTTCCTACTAATATTGCTACACAACCTTCTTACTTTCAAAACTATCAACAATCAACTGCACCCTTTCAACCTTTTGTTCCTAGTGGAGAGACACAAGTTCAACCTGTTGCAGGATTACAGCAACAACAGACCTTTCCATCTTTTTCCACATTAATGCCTACAGTGGGTGGTAAGAGAGAGACAATAGAATATAGAAATGATGCAGGACAAAAATTATTTATACCATTTGTAGATGGTAAGCCTATATATCCTATACCTGAAGGCTACACTAAATATACAGCAGAAACAGAAATTACTCCTGAAAAACAACCTACCATACAAAGCACTAGTGTAAGGCAAGACCAACAAGATGGTGGAGATGATAATGTATTGTCAGGTACAAGTCAGGTTAGAGGATTAGATAACTCTATTGTAAGCACTGACTTTGTGAATCAAACGCCAGATAAAGTAGCACAGAATCTAGGAAATATGAATTCTATAGATAGAGCTAATGCTGTTCAAAGTGCACTGCAAACTTCATATGGCTATACTGGATTATCTAAAGGTATGCAACAACTAGGTGCTGCAGTAGTTCCGGGTGTATTAGCAGGTAAAATGTATGGACAAAAAACTCTAAATCCTATGGATGTATTAGGTCAGATAGGTCAACCTGACATGGCAGCTAGAGATGCTATAACAGGTGCTTTTGGATATAATCCAGCAAGTTATGATATGGATGACCCTATGGATGCAAATTTAGCAGGAATAGACCAACAAAATGCTATTAACACTGCCATGTTTGGTGGAAAAGTTACAGGAACAGAAGACAAATCTCGTGGTGGTATTGCTGGTATTACTATAGGAGATATTCAAAGAGAGTATGGTATAGCACCAAGCTATACAAGTCGTGGTAATAAGGATGTGCAAATAGAAATTGGAACAAATCCGGGTCAAATGATGAATGGTGTATTTTATGATGCAGGTGGCAGAGGTAATAGTCTTGAAGCACATTATTCTGGTCCTACTGCCGCATTAGGATATATGAGTATGGCACATTCATTAGGTTACTATGGCAGTCCGGGAATGGCTAGAGAACAAGCCAAGCAAGGAAATAAATTGGCACAGACTGTTGTTAATGCTATGCGAGATAAAGATGCGTTTCAAGCAATGGAAGATGATGATAGGACTGATGATGAAGTATCTAAAGATTTAGGGGATGTCGTATCAGTAGATGACAAAGAGGCTGCAGACAAAGGAAAAAGTATAGGCTTAGATGCATTTGGTCCTACAAATAATGATGATGGTACAGGTGTAGATAATACAGACGGTGGTTATGGTGGAGCTGATAATACTACTGATTATGGTGGAACATATAAAGGCTCGTTAATAACTAAACGTAAAGCATCAGGTAAAATAAAGAAAAAGTATATGAAGCGAGGTGGATTAGCTTCACGTCAATAATCTACAATTAATTCATTGACTTAATCAATAAGTCGTGATATAATGGCTACTTATCCCCCAACAATAATAAATGGCTACGATAACCCCAAAGGAGAAAACTAATGGCTGAAGAAGCTACTAAAGAAATGGTGCAAGATGCTACACCTAAAAAAGCAATGTTTATGAATAGACCATATTCTCAAGAAGAAAGAGTAAAGCGAGATGAAGAAGAACTTGCAAGGCTCGTTGAGGAGCAAAAAGGTACAGGTGAGACTAGCGAAGAGGAAACTCCGAGTGAAGAAGAACCGACTACTGCTGAAGAAAAAACTTTTAAGAAACGATATGGTGATTTAAGAAGGCACACGCAAGAAAAAGAAAAGCAATTCCAAAAACAACTCGATGAGTTAAAAGGACAACTAGAGAGTGCTACTAAAAAAGAAATGAAACTACCTAAGTCTGATGCTGATATAGAAGCATGGGCAAAAGATTATCCTGATGTAGCTAAAATTGTTGAGACTATTGCTATGAAGAAAGCAAGAGAACAGTCAGCAGACTTGGAAAGTAGACTACAAAAAATTGATGAGATGTCTGCTGAAGCACAGAAAGAAAAAGCTGAAGCAGAACTAATGAGGATGCATCCTGACTTTGGTGATATTAGAGACAGTGATGACTTCCATGAATGGGCAGATGAACAACCTAAATGGGTACAGGAAGCACTATATGAGAATGACAATGATGCAAGGT